GAGCTGGCTTCCGGCCGGCGCGAATGCATGTTTCCATTCTGCCTGGCTCCAGCCGGCGCCCGGAACGCCCCATGAAAACCAGTTCTGCGCGAGCGGTTCGGCGATGAACCGCGTTAGCCCAATCCACTCTCCTGTCTTATCCAGTTGGTCGCCGACCGCCGTATCGAGATCAAAGATCGTCTGTTGAGCGAGCGCGAGATTCTGTGTGTCTACCAACGGTTGGAGTGCTATTTCGAGAACCGCAAGGTACTTCGGCTTGTCCCTATGCTGACTAGAGACCAACGACAGATAATAGTCGACACTTACTCTCTGTGGAATGAATGGCGCAGCAGATCCTCCAGAGGATGACGGAGGAGGCGGCGGCGGTGGTTCTTCACCCCACGATCCCTGACCCCATACGAGCGCCCCCCATACGCTCATGGCTTCTTTTCTTTCTTGTTCTGCTCGAGCTCAACTATCCGTTGTCGCTGCATCTCAGCAATCGCCGTGAGTTCAGCAACCGTATCCAGAGCAGCGTTCCGCTGGGCCTTCAACACCGTGATTAGCGTCTGCTCTTGTGTCATGGCACGATCGTCAGCGTCCCGCCGTTATTCCACCAGCTTCCCGTAGTAAGTCCTGCCGAAGATGTCGGAAGCACGAATGATATTCCGGAAAGAATGACCGGCTTACTCTCGCTATTTGCGAACAACACTCCCCCGTTAGGCTGGGCCGCATATGATATAGACTTAGATATATTCCCTGCGTTTCTATAATGCATAGTAAAGTCTTGTCCGGCAACATTGGCTCCGCTTGACGCCTTAGCGCCAGCGACCAGAAATGTATTCGTGGCACCTTCTGAAGTTACGAGGAATGTACTCCACTTCGCGGTTAGCCCGTTATTGCTATCGAGGGTGAGCAGCCCTATTCCGTTTGCTGCCGCAGGTTGTACTAAGCTCGTTCCGCCGATTTGAAGGGCAGTCGCCGTGGTTCCTGCATAATGAATATTGAGGTCGAATTCGTTCGCAAGGAAGCGCCCTGTGCCGGCGCCTCCTGACGGTCCTTTGTCCGTCAATACCGTATTCAACCCCCAGGCCGCCGCACCATCAGCGTCAGCTATTCCGAACCCCAGGAGAGCGCATCCCGTAGGGAAGGAAGCGCCTAACGGAGTCTGAGATATAAAATATCCGACGACGCCATTCACTAGATCTAGGGTCGATCCAGGGGTTAGAATACCAAGTCCCTGAATCGCGTCATAGCTAACTTGAAGGTTCCCATCACTGCCGGTAAAGCACCAATTTGCTACCGAACGAGGAGTAATATTCCCTTGAGTGACAGATGACAGAACCGCGCCATCTATCGTTACCGCTCCCGTATGGGTGCCTATAATATCAAGATGTTTCGTAGCTTTATTAGCGAAATCAAGCAGCGCGGCGAAATTAGCCATCACAGCGTCAGCGTCTGCCGTCGTATTATTTCGCAGGTCGTGTGGAAGGGTAATGTCTACCATCTTACGAGGCCAGGATAACTGAAATAGAACTAGTCACGCTCGACGCTGCCTGATAGAACGCTATCGGGATGTCGGAAGGGCTCACCACTTGGCTTGTGCCAATTTGTATGTCCTTGACGACAAACGTAGACGCTAGTGCGTCGAGCTGTGTCTGCGTAAGGCCTGATGATTGTGTCGCAGCTTCGCCTACGAGACCCGCCGGCGCCCATAGACGAGAAAGATAGACGCCAGCACCAATGCCGAGGCTATTCAAGGCGGCACTTACTGCTGCGACCACCAAGGTCCCAGTTGTTTCGACATATCCAGAAAACGGCTGAATCGTAATCGAGCACCAGATTTGCGTGATGCTCAGTGGGAAGAAGAGAATGGTGTCCGGCACGCCCTGCTCATCGAATACGACTTCTCGCAACGTTCCGAATGTCCCGTCACCAGGAGCCTTCTTGCTCGCGATCGTCTCGGCAATGGTCATTGCATCGCCGCCCTCGACCACGGCAGCAATCGAATGCCCCGGTATCCCATTTGTGTCTGGCGCGTCTGTATCGTTCCGGTAGATCCTGCTGCGCTGCACACCGGCCACATTCGCTACAGCGCCTTCAATCGCCTCAAGCGGGCCTACAGCCGCCAGAGCGGTGGATAGCCCCTGTCGGCGCCGCAGCGCTGCATCCTGTTCAACCGGTGCTCCTGGCGTTGCCCCCGCAAGATTCGTCGCGGATTGCCACCCTCGCTGCACGTTTACGATCTGGTCGATGGTATTTGCTGATGCCGTGATCGCCCCAGGTACCTGGCAAACCGCGGTGGTGATGACTTCTCCAGAAAGCGGGATCACCACTACTGACGGCAGCGCCCACTGGTTCCCGAATCCGTCCTCAACGAGACCCGAGATGATCCGCGTGCCAGCCTGCCCGACCAGCGTTAAATCGGCCGAGCTGTTCGATGCTTCCCGCTTTCGAATGCCATTGATCTTGACGACAGATGCCAGCCCGGCGCCGGTGGCGGTCGCCGGCGAGTAAGCGAGATACGCCGCAATCTGCGCTTGGTTTGTGTCATACTGCGCCAGAGCCTGGATCGCCAGGAACTCACCGTCCTGAGAGTCGGCCCCAAGATAGACATCGGCTCCATAAACTTGCTGGTACCTGGCAGTTTTGCTGGCGAGGATATCCTCGAATGTCGGCGAGGAAATGCCGAACGCATCGATTGTGCAAGCTTCAGTCGCAAGTGGATAGGGACCTGGCATGGTGGTCCTTAGCCGGCTCCCTGTTCACCGCCTACTGGCGAGACCCCAGCTTCGAAGGGGAGGCGCTGGACAAATTGGAACGGCAGGCTTATCGCAGTCGGTCCGAATGCCGTGTCGATCTTACAGCTCCCCGAGAAGCTCCGAGACGCCACGTCGACGCTGCTCGTGTAATCGAGTATGTGGGTGACGAACGGCGTTTCAAGAATGCGGGCCCGGATTGCAGCATCGCGCGGGCCCGGCCGGCTGACACCCAAGACCCGTTGGTTCCACGGCATGCCGTCAACGAGGTCAAGAAACCATTCTCCTTGCCACAACTTCAGCCTCGTCATCACCGCTTGCGCCACGGCCGCTGCGCTATCGACGAGAAAATCAGACGACCCATGGCCGAATGAATAATCTCCGTCGACATCAAGTGCGCGATATTTGAATGTCATGTCCCAGGTACCGGGTTGCCCGTTTGAGCGCCGCCGGTCTGAACACCGGAATGGTGGTGCGTGGTCAGCTTGACCGAAGACCCGCCCCCTGAATTCCCAGTAACCTCGTGCGTACAGGCGACATTCGGCGCGTCTATGTTTACGCCGCCAGGCGCCTTGATGTTGAGCACGTGATCACTGGTGAGCTCGAAGAACGCCGCACCGGCGTCCGTCACCAGCCGGATCTTCGATCCGTCTCCGAACACCTCAGCATAGGCCTTGCCGTCCTCCGTGCGCAGCTGGCTCGAGTTGGCGCTGACGTTGGCCAGCTTCTTTGGGTTCGACCGCACGCCGGGAATGAAGAAGCAATCGCTCAGGCTATGCCGGCGAGACTCCGGCTGAGGCTGCACCCCGCCGTTCTGCCACCAGCCATCGATCGCCCGGGCGGACACAACGAGAATACCTTCCTGATCCTTCTTGATCGGGAAGGTGTGCACGAGGCCGCCGCCACTTGGGAATTGAATCGGCACATGACCCCATCCAACACTCTTGCCATCGCTGCCGGCGCCAATTTCGACATTCTTCACCGAGCCGTCTTCCATGCGCTGCTGCATCTTGATGGCGCTCTTTATTTTTACGACATGGCCGTCCGCGCTATCCTCGACCACAATAGCCGGCAGCGCCGTCCAAACGCGCGAGAGAGCACGTTCGACGGCGATGCGGAGGTTTTCCTCCAGATCAGGTGATCGTTCTCGTGGATCTGTCATTCGCCTCCGTTTACCTTGAATGTGGCATCATTTTGCCCACATATTTTGTCATGCGCAATTTGATATCAACCGCCGCCGTCTTTGCTCTCATGACAGGAGCCGCCCTCGCGGGCGACATCGGAACACTCACGCCTCCTATGGAGCCGAGAGAATACTATCTCAGAGCCTTTATCGATTGTGTCGACGACTCAGACGTTCCGACCGTCACGGAGTGTACGCCACGTATTTCAGGCGTCCCTTCACAATGTTATACACATCGACAAGTAGGAAGCCTCATCTATGGTGCCTGTAAAGTGCAGGCCGACGACTATCTCACCATCTGTAAACAACACAACAATCCGATATCCGACAGCTGCTGGCGGGATCTTTTTCTGGCAGCGGAGTCGCCTTAATTAAGTCCCGCCCTTCTCGACAATCGACTGCGTTGTCACCTCAGCTGGCAGCGAGGTCTTGGTCCCTTCCTTCAGCGCCCTTGTAGCATCAAGTGTCGGGTCGACTGCGAGACAGACCATCGTCTGATACCACTCATTGGCGCGCGAGTCACCACGGTACTCGATCACCAGCGGCGCATAGATCCCATCCGTCGATGTCTGGGCGTAGGAAATCGGTTCACCGAAACCCGGAAACTGCACGCCGAACGCCGGGCCGCCGCCTGGTACATTGAACTGGTTGATCGTCTTGTTATCGAGCTGGATGCGCTGCCGAAGCCTGATCGCCGGGTTTATCAGGGATACCACGATGATTCCGTCCAATGTGGCCGTCCGCCATCCTATGAGACCAGTCCTCCCATTCAGCACCACGATCGCGCCGGGATCATACGAGGTATCGCCGGAATAGACCAGCTTACCGTCGTTGATCGACCAGACCGCCCCATTCTGCTGCCCGAAGAGGCGCATCTCATCAGCGGCCATCCCGAATAACACATTATCCCGAATGTTTGGGGTAATCACTAGAGCCTTGGGGTCGACATATCCTTTCTTCGCGCCTTCTTTTGCAAATGCATTCGATAGCTTCTGCTGCTTCTGTTCAGCTGTCGTGCCGGCATTCACAACCTCGTTGATCGTGGCGAAGTTGAGTGGCTTATCACCGTCTGCCGCGAAAATTCTAAGGTAGGAGTCGACCGCGGACTCGTGTCCTCTTTCGTACATTTTTACTGTGCCGGAAAAAATCGTCCCGAACCGCCCCGTTTGATATCCAACCTCGAGGGTGACTTGGTCGAATTCCTTTACCCCTTTATACGCCGTGGTGTCGGAGAGATTGTAAACCTCGATAACTGCATAATTCGGCGTCTGAACGCTCGCTTGATGCACCTCGAATTTTATTTTTAGATCGAAATCCGGCTTGTCCTGAGAGAGGATTTTGCTTTCACTCCCGGTGCTCGAACCCAGAATGAGTTGCCATTTCCTCAACCAAGTATCGCTGCTAGCGCCGGGATCTCCGCTCATGAGGGAACGAAAATCAGTTTCCAGGCCGAGCCTAAATCTGTGAAGCCAGGAGCCTGTTCGTCCGTAGGTTGGGATGGGATCACAAAAAGCTGACCGCCGATCCCCAGATATCTGAACTGTTCAAGCAGATCAGCCCCCGTAATTAATGGGATGGCGTTCACCAACGGAGCCCCATTGCCGTCGCTTAGGTTAATCACCCAAACACTAGCTGGATCACACCAGAATGCCTGAAATCCGTAAGAAACCCCAAGTAGGCTTACCGTGAACCTCTCTGGCGTAGCGCGAAGCGGGATCTCGACCGACGCCATCAGGTGCCGCCAGATGCCACAATAGATGCTGTGGTGACACTTACAGGCAAGGTCTGCTTCGTTCCGCTGTCCTGCGTCGCTTGTGTTTTTTGCGGGATTCCCTGGTCGCTCGGCTGCGCCGCGACGGTTCCCGTAACGACCTGGGTATTGACGATGATCACCTGCTCGAGGGAAATGTCAGCAAGGAAGGTAAACTCGGTTCGTGAGGTCGTGTTCTCCCGGATCTCTGCGACCAACATATTTTTGTACAAGCGCTTGCCTGTGTAGACCGTAAACAACTTTCGGCTCGCTTGCAGCGCCAGCACCTGTGCATAAACCTGGGAGACATCGCCGCCCACATAGGCCGCGCTCCATCCGACGTGCAGCCGGAGTTGCACCGGAAGCTTGAAGGCATGGTCGGAGATGGTTGCGCCGGATTCCACCGGGTGCTGGGTTATGATAAGTCGATCCTCAGCCGCTTCAGATACCGTAACTTCGGCGACCAGCGCGATGCCATCAGGGTCTATCACTCGATACGGTCGTTGATTCCCGCCCGCGAACTGACTGAGGTCGAGAACCCCGAGAAACGGAATTGCCGACATTACCCGAGCGCCACCCGGA